TATGTAACCCTGTTTCTGTTTTTTTGTCATGGGGATTATTATCTTTCAAATGATCCATTGGATCTTTGAGTCTTGTTGCCGGAAAACTTTTTCCTTCATACATCTGTTCAACTTCTTCTTGTTGAGTAATAAAGTTCGATGCAATTTCTGCTTTCTTTGCTTCAATGTGTGCCATCACACGATCTTGAATTGCAGAATATAATGCATCTCTTACACCAAGAGAATCATCTTCCATCGTGTAATCTATAATTGCTTTGCTAGACATTTAAGTTCTCCTATAAAATTCTTTTTAATCTTTCGAACGTATTAGGTTCTTCAGCTTCTTCTTTTTTGACCGATGTTTTCGGTTTTAATTTAGCTAATTCAACTTTATTATCAAAGTCTTTTTTAGCCATATCTTGTTGATGTTCTAAATCCGTTGGGTGAATTGGCTGTTGTGGTACGGCACTCATCATTGCTTGTTGAGCAACATCGTTCGTAACGGCAACTGGTAAACCAAGACCTGATTCTTTTTCTTTCTCAATCTCATTTTGCATAACTTTGATTTCGCTATTATCTAAACGTAAGACCTTTCTTTGAATCCATGCTTGTGAGAAATATCTACCTGTATATGGATCTACTTCTTGTAACAATGAAAGTCTTTCTTTTAATAACTCAGCATCTTTAAGTTCTGAAAAATTGTTATCGGTAATAAAATCGTAATGAATAGATTCTTTAAAAACTTTCCATTCTTCATCATTACAGATACCTTTGAGTACACATTGAACTCTCAATGCTTGGTCAAATATTTCAGCAAACTTTTGACGCATACGATCAACAAACTTTGCAAACTTTAACTCATCTCTTGTAATTTCATTTGTACGACCAAGTGAGAAGCCCGATGTTTCAGGATTCAAACGAGAAACTGGTACACATAATGCTTTATATAGCTTCTTTTCAAAGTACTTAACATCTTCGAGTTCACCTAAATTTTGTCCACCAGGTAATGTAGTAATCTCTGTACCTTTACCACCTTCTCTACGTGGTAACCAAAAGTCTTCCATCATAGACAAGAATTTGCGGTCATCTCTAACTTCACCTGTGTTTGCATCATATACAAGTTTGTTCTTGTATTTTACCATAATGTCACGTAAATATTGTTCTGCTTTTAATTTTGGAAGATTACCAACATCAATGTAGAATATACGTCTTTCAGGTGCACGAGAAATTCTGTAAATAACTGTGGCATCTTCAATCATACGCAATTGATTGAGTGGTTTAATTGCTTTGTGCAAGTAAGATAAAACAACTGCACGGCGTGAATCCATGAGGCCAGAGACGATGGAAAGCACAGAGTCTGTGGTTATACGTACACCTACTGGACCGAAGCTGGAAGACGATCCTGTAGTGACCTTGTCGTTCCAAATATAGTACTCATTAACTACGTTCATAATGTCAACGCCGGTACGTTCATCTTTAGTTTTTTTAATCTCACGAACTTTTTTAAGTTTGCGTGGATCAATATATCTTAATTCTTTGATACCGGCAACTGGATTTTCTCTATCAATAATTACATGATAGAAAAGTCTGCCATCAACATAGTATCTTCTGAATATATCGTGCGACATATTCTGATAGTTCAACATTCTTAAAATGGTATCAAATTCTGTTTTAATTGCTTTCTTAATTTTGTCTGGTGCATCTAAGTCATCCATAACAATTTTAATACTATTACCTTCATTATCTTGGCAAATAGCTTCATTAACAATATCGTCAATAGCAGATTCAATTTCTGGTTGCATTGCCATTTCACGATAACGAGATATTAATTCTACTTCATTTTTTGCCGTACCATCTAAATCAACATATGTTCCATAGTAAGCGGCAGAAGTAATAGTTAACGCACCATCATCATTACTCGGTGGGGAGAATGATTGTTGAGTTTGTTGATTTTCAATATCCTTATCACGAGATATTGTAAATCCAAACAGCGAAAATTTATTTAATGGGTTCATATTACCTTTTTTTCATTTCACAAAAAAACATAAAGAAGACCAATTAAGGTCTTCAAAGAATAATTAATCGTCCGTACTTGCAGTATTAGTCCAGTATTGATAAGCAAATGTTGTAGTAAATTCTTCAATAGAATCTACTGAATCCCAATTCAAATCGATTGTTGAGACATCGACTGGGAACATACCAACAAATGTGTATTGTTGAATTGTATTACCTGTTTTACCATATTGAGTTACTAATGCATCAACGGTATAACTTGAAGTATTCAAAGCATTTGCGGCACGCAAGTTACCGGCATGACTGTTGATTGAATTTAACCAATTTTCCATTGCAGAACGAATTGCAAAATCTTCGTCATTAATAATTGTTAATGTCCAATCTGCAAATGTTCTATTTCCTGCAAATTTAACTTCACGACCAAAATAGTGTAATGGTACATTGTTGACTGTTGAACCAGGTAACTGTGCGGCCTTAGCCATAAACTGGAGTTTCTTACCAGCTGTTGTTGCGTTATTTACGATTGTTGGTAATGTTAGAGTCACATTAAACAGGTTTGGGCGAGCACCGTCTCCTGTTAATTGTGACCTAAATTCTGATACGTTAAATGTCATCGTGTTCTCCTAATTGTTTTATTTAGACTGCGCCAACAACCGTTGAGAAGTCAACACCCGTATTAACTGCAACAAAGTTCAACTGAATAAAGTTTGTAGAGTGATTTGGTGTTACATAAATGCTACCAACAAATTGATTTGCATTAATAACAGCAGGTGTGTTATTTGTAGAATCGCATTGTACGTAGAAGTTTGTAATACCACGGCGTCCTTGAACGTTACGTAAGAAAGGTGTTACTAGATTAACAAATTGTGCTTGTGTGAAAGAATCATTAAATTCAAACAATGAATATTGAGCGGCTGTAGAAATTGCTTTTTCGAGTACTAAGAATAATCTACGAACGTTAATTCTATCAAACGCAGAAGGCTTAGATTGAAGAGTCTTGTCACCGTAAAGTACCACACCTTGACCAGGGAACGATACAATTGGATTAATACCAGCGGCATACAATACATCTCTGTACGGTTTAGTTGGATTCCATGCTAGTTTAATAACATTTTTAATTGCACCACGATTAAAACCAGCTGGTGAGAACCATGGGTCTGCAACTGCATCTGTGTTTACACACAAACCAGCGATATCACCATTTAATGGTACCCAACGATAAATGTTGTTGTATTTGTCAAATTGATATTTCCAATTAGAATCTGCAACTAGGTATGATGACTGTAGTGCTAAAGTATTTTGGAAATAATTAACGATTGAAGAGGATTCGCTACCTGCGTTGTTTACAACTGTATTTGCTGGTGGAGAAACAAAAGCAATACAATCATTTCTAACAGAAACTACATTAGAGTAGATATAGTTTTGAACTGTTGCATCAGCATCACCAGTTATAATTAACTGAACGTCTACCGATTCCTTATTTGCGAATAGAGAATACCCTGATGACAAAGCGGCATCCGTTGCTTTTGGATTTGTACCTTGAGACAATTGAATTGTATCTGCGGCGTTTAATTGGGCAAAGTTTGTGTTCGGGCAAGTTAATCCCCAAGTAGCATGAGTTGAGCTATACTCTGGTGGGTCCATAGCATAGATGTATTTTGATTTATTGAATATAACTTGTTTCCAATAATTAGAAACACCGTTAATTACAGCATCAGAACCTTTTGAAACAAATCCAAAAGTTTCAATAACTTGACCGGAGTTACCAGTGATTGCACCAGTTTCGTCAAAAACTACGACATGCAACTCATCATTTTGACTACCAACTGCGGCGGCATATACTGATGTACTTGGTGCTTGTGTGAATAGTGATTTATAAGGCCATGTTGAAAATGTTGTTGAGTTATCGCAAACTGATACCCCAAGTGAATTTCCTAATGTACCAGGATATCTTGCGGCAAACCAACCATAAGCGTTTGCAGAACCGCCAATATAGTTTGTTAAGTAAATATCTTCATTTAGAATCTGAAGACCTGCGGCACCACCGTTACCGATAGCATTGTTAGCCTGTGATGTACTATTTGTATTAACTGCTCGTACAACATTTAGATTATTACCATATGCTAAGAAGTTTGCGGCAGTAAAGAAAGCGTTTGCTGAGTTTGCATCAGGTCCGCCAAATGTGTTTAATAATGTAATTTCGCTATCAACAAGCATTATTTTGTTTGCTGGACCCCATTGAAAGTTACCAGAAAATGCGCCAGCAGTCGTAAGTACTGATGGAACGACTGTTGTTAAGTCAATCTCTGTACTATTTACGCCTGGAGAGATTTGAATCGCCATTGTTTTCTCCTTGAATTATTTTGTTCTTTTTGGCAGATTATACCAATAAAGGTATTTATGAATCAGCACTTTTACATGAAGTCTAATGCGCTTTTCATAAATCTGCTATACGTTGGACTGCCGTCAGCAACTTCCCATAAGTCACCTCCGACAAGTTCTAAATCATGTTTTAAACCATCATCCATAATAGGTTCAACAACGGTTTCGTCATCAAACTGGTTCATATTTTCTAATTGTACCTGTTTTCTTAAGTCATGTGCAACAATTTCTTTAAAATATGGTTGCGTTGTAACCCAAGCAAACATCACAAGACCCATTACTAAGTCATCATTTGCCCCTTGTTCAGCGGAAAATGAGTTCTTTTGTTCAACAAATGTTGTTAACTCTGAGTATGTAGTAAAGTCATTAATCAATAATTTGTCACCTTCAATCAATGTTTTAAGATTAGAAGTACCAATCTTTTTAACTTGAGGTGACATTTTGAGTCCTAATTGAACTCCTCTAGCAAAACCTGCTGATAATTGTTGTGGTTTTTTATTACCAGTAAATACTTTCCATAGATTTTCGTATTCTAAATCCGCATGTAGTGTATCCGCAATCTGTGGTGTATTATTTATTTCTACCAAAACATAAGCATCATTGTAGTATCTAGCCGCATTGTAGATAACTGTAGGGAACAATAACGGTGTAATAGAAGAACTCTTATAAGTTGCAACTTGTTTATATGGTAATTCTGATATATCTATGATTGAGAAAGCAGAACTATCTAAGTTTTTACCTTCCGAAACGTCTACGACAATACAATACAATCTATCTTTGACATATTTAATACCATCAGTTTTGATGGGATGTTCATATATTTTCATCAAGTCATGTTCTGCAATCGCATCCATGTATCTTAGCTGTGCTAACTTGTAGCCTGAAATCAAAGTATTTGAAGAACCTAAGAATTCTGTTTCAAACTCTTGCTGGAACTGACGTAAAGAAGTGTTACGAATTGTTTCTTCTTTCCATTGTTCAGTACGACCAGGCACCATTGACCAATGAATTTCAAAAGGTTTATAGCCGTTCTTTTTACCAATTGCATCCATCCATAATTTGTAAAATAGATTCATACCGTTAGGTGTTGAAACTATAATAATTTTAGATGTTTTACCAGAAGAAATTACAGGATAAACTGAGTTAAAGAATTCTTCGGCAATATTATTTGGAACGAAAGCAAATTCGTCTAAGAATACGATATTAAATGATCCGCCTCGAATTGCAGAACTTGATGTTGAAGCGGCAATAATTTTAGAACCATTTTCAAGTTCTACGTTACCTTTGTTCCATGTAACAACACCTTGCTGAAGCCACATAGGTAAGTTTTCATATGCAAGTTGATACTTAGCTAAAATATCTCGTGCAAGAGAACCTTTGTTAGCTAGAACTGCAACTGATTGTGAGTCGGTAAAGATTGTAGACCAGAGAAGATACGCAACTGAAGTTGTTGTTTTACCAACCTGACGAGGACATTTTGTGATTGAGAAACGATTTTCGTGGTAGATTTTAATCATTTCTTTTTGAAAGTCCCACATCTTAAATGGTATAAGACCTTCATCAACGTTAACAATTTTGATATAATTCATCGCAAAGTACACAGGATCTGTAGCACACTTTGCGTATTCTTCAGCTTGTTCTTGTGTATATGGGTGTTCAACTCCTACCTTTTTAAGTAACGGATTGTCACGGTAGGAATCTTTACTTGAGGTTGCCATTACATTTTACCCTTTAGCAATTTATTAAAATCTGCTGTTGTGCCTACAAAAACGGCTTTATCGATATTTGTTTGTACCGCTTCTGATTTTGCACCACTAATATCTCTCATTTGTTTTTGTATATTCAGAAGTTCTTTGTTTGCTTCTGTCATATTTTTAAGTAAAGTTCCGTAAACTTCAAATGCTCTTGGGTGTTGACTGTTCTTTGCAATGTTTAAAATTTCTTCCATTGCATCTTTGCCTTGGTCAATAATATGTTGAAGATTGTCTTTTGATTGCTGATACGCATCTTCTAAATCGTGTTTTAATTCAGAATTAGTTTCGACAATTGAAGATTCTTGTTTTTCAACTTTGACAATTTCAGATGTTTTTGTTTCAATATCAAAAATGTTTTCCATATTCTTATCAAGTTTATTCATTTTTATGTTCTAGGTTCAGTTATTACAGTATTATATTCGTAGTTTGAACTTGCGTTTGCTGTATTAGGTGTTGCTGTTGTTACAACGTTAGCATACAAGTGAGGTGTTAAAGTGAACGTAATAAAATTATGAGTTGCATTTGTAATAGCACCAACAATAGATTGATTCGAAATAAAATTACCAGAAACACCTGTGGCTATTAATGTGTTTGTCGTATTAGACCAGGTTTTAACTACCGCAGTTGCCGTAGCAGTATTTAGGGAATATCCTTGATAAATTCTTTCACCTGGTTGATAAGAACCAACACCAGAATTAGACATTGTAAATTGAACATCACCATCAAGTATATCACTTAATATATTTGTGATTGATGTTTTGATTACACCGGCAGTTGAAACTGCACCATAGATGAAACCTTTGACTGTGAAATCAAGAGTCCAAATAACCATTCTTGGGTCTGCATCTCTATTGCCTTCATAAATGATTTCTTGGTTTGTTGAATTTAAAATAATTGGTATTTCTTTTGAGATACCCATTTCAGGTATTAAATTCAACTTAATAGTATAATCTGGTGTAAAATATGGTAAAATATGCTCAATCATTTGAGTGCCATCTTCAATATTTCTTACATAAATGTTTAAAGAAAAATCAAAGTCATATGGTACAGGATTGTATTGAGTTGAAAGACCCACACCGTTACTAGAAAAGTTTTTAATATTTGTATTTTGTTTTCTGCTGGCATCATATTTGAAGCCGGTCATTTCAAACGACATTCTAGGTAATGTTAGCTGAACTTTTTTATCTAAATTTGGGTCGCCTTCTAAACGTTGAACGTATAATTCTTTTTGTGCATAGGCAATAGGCACAAGAAATCTTTGTGCTTCAGACTCATCAGGATTGTAACGAACTAAAGTAATATTGTTAAACAAGTTGCCAAATCCAACAACAAGTTTTCGAATTACTCTATTATAATATACGTTTGACATTAGATACTACCAAAAGGGTTTGTTTCTGAGAAGTCTATGATTGTGTTCGCATTGCTTAAAATCAATTCATTATCGTAAACTTCTGTTTGAGTATTATTTTGCATTGTGTCATATGTTGTAATTGAATACGTTGCATTGCTTGTTGCACCAATTACATTAGAACTAGGGACAAAAGTTCCAAAGATATTACTTACTGTTAATATGCTAGAGCTAGGCAACCATTCTTGAACTGTGCCATATGCGTATGCATTTGCAAGGGTATTGTCATTAGACTGAAATGCAATTTCTTGATGTTGATAAGTACCATTACCTGTAGAAATATTAATATCCAAGTCAATAGTATAGCCAGACTGTGCAACGATAGCATCGACATCTGGTGAACCAGTTTGTAAAACTTCTTGCGAGTATTTGAATTTCTCCATCTCTAGTTCATAGAAGTAAGGATACTTTCTGCCCAACATAAAGAAGTCTTTTGTTTGATTAACGAACTTAATTTCATACAGTTCACCGGTACCGTTTAAAAATGGTATATAAACCAAGTCGCCTTCACGAGGCCTATTGTACGTATTTTGAGGTACTCTTTCGTTAAATGAACGCCTAGAAACAAGAACTGTCACATTATTTTTAATTTCAAGACCAAACTTAGAGAAGAATTCTCTTTCACCGCCATATTCTGTTGAGTTTTGTAAATACATTTCAACAGTAAATGCTGAGGTGAACTGTTTTACTGGATCTTCACCATAGAGTAAATCTCTTGCTTGGTCATTATTGTTGGGTAAATACTGAGCATCAAAACCCATAGTCTTTATCGACTCAACAATTAAATCTTCAATAACTCGCTGTTCACCTTGAGAGCCATAGTTATTGAAGTAATGATTAGTTGCCATATTAGTTTAAGAAGAATTCTAATGGCGCACCGTATTCGGTTTCCATTCTTTCTTGTAGATATTTAATTTCAACATCAGCATCTTCTTGAATCTTTTGACCATCAAGTTTAACACCACCTGGTAATTGAAGTCCTGAAAACTTAGCTAGATTATTGCCCCATTGTTTTTTAATTAATGCTGTAGCATATAATTTTAACCAACGGTCATCCCAAACTTTACTATACTCGGTTGGGTCAACGATAGCATATGCTTCTGCAACAATTACTTGTCCTGCAGGCGCT